GTCTCCATAACAAGCAACACCAATAAGTTTTTCTGAAGTGTTGAAAAACTGATGTGAATCATCTTCAATATACAACCCAATAGCGTAAGATACCTTAGTCCATAGATGGGAATAGTGATTCTTTATCACTATATCTTTTGCTACGGATTTGGAAATCTTTCTTATTGATAATTTTGATGTATCACAATAATTCTTCCCTACTTCCTTCATTACTGATATTTATCGAAATCACCTACTAAGAGATGTGTCCACGTTTCATTCTTAACTATTCTACGGATGTTAGCTGGGGATACCCCATTGTTTCTAGCCAACACTCTAACATTCCGATGTCCTACTTTCCATAGTTTTCGAATACTGTTAACTTGTTCTTCAGTTAATTTATGTTGTGGATGTGATTCACCTCTTAATGCCATACGCTTACGATTTCGTAACTTATTACTAATATACAACTTTTTTTTCAATTATCCAAATTTATTTTACTGCATTAATGTAATTTTGTTGTGGTTGAACACCAATAAATCGTTTAACTTCTGTAACACCATCCACTAACACAACTGTTGGAATATTCCTAACTCCGTATTTTTGTGCTTTTTCATAATCTAAATCTACATCTATTTTTTCTACTTCAATATGAGATGATACCTCATTCATTATTGGTCCTAATGTTTTACACGGACCACACCATTGGGCTGAGAAATACAAATACTTCATTTTTTCTTACTCCTTTTAATTAAACAATCTAAACAACTATTTGATATTGGTAAACTGATTGGGATTTCCTTCCCACATCGTTTACATATCTTTTTAAAATTATTATCCATCACAACTTAAACAATCTGGGTCCATAGCTTGTTGAGCGATATCTCCCCTAAGAACTGATTCAGTTCTGGTATAATATAATGTTTTTACACCCTGCTTCCATGCTTCCATATGAACCGTATTCATCCACTTCGGAGTTGCCTCTGATGGGAATGCTAGGTTTAGTGAAACTGATTGGTCTATGTATTGTTGCCTAACACCAGCCTGTCTAACCAATTCTAATTGATTAATCTCTTTGAATGTTTTAAATACATCTTTTACCTTATCACACTTAGTAGTATCTATTTCACCATCTACCTTAGTTAGTTTACCATCACAATATACCCAATTATCTAATTCTTTGATATCTTGTACTGAACCACCATCTGCCATAATCTTATCCCAAGTATCTTTTGTATTGATACCTGCTTTTCTAAGTGCTTTTTCTAATTCTCTATTCTTTCTAATGAAAGTACCTTTTGCAGTTTGTTCGGTAAATACGTTTGCCGCCCAAGGTTCTATACCTGGTGAAACGTTACCTGCTAACTTAGAGTTGGATACAGTTGGAGCAACTGCTCTGAGGTGAGTATTTCTCATACCACTATCTTTACACCACAATGGTTCTCCCATTTCAGATGCCATATCTCTACTTGCTCTTTCAGATTCAATTTTCATTTGAGAGAATATTTTTCTAGTTTCAAATTGAGCTGGTAGTGAATCAAATGGAATACCTTTTTGTTGTAAATATGTATGCCATCCTAATACACCTAATCCTAATGCTCTACCCTTTTCTGCTGAACGTACTGCGTTTTCGAATCCTCTCATATTCTTAGCTCTTTGTAAGAACTCTGATAAGATACCATCTAAGAACCAAGTTGCAGTATAGATTAAATCGGTATGTTTCCACTCATCGTACTTTGATAGATTAAGTGAAGATAAACAACAAACGAATGAATGTGATTCATCTGTATGTAATGTAATCTCAGAACATATGTTAGTCATATGAACTTTCAATCCATTATCTTTATACATATCTGGGTTTGCTTTGTTGATGTTGCCTTTGTACATCACATATGGTTCACCAGTTGCTTTACGTTTCTGAAGTACTTTACCCCATTTTCTACGAGCTTCTGAATCACCATCTTCTAACCTTCTCATAAACTTATCACCAACAACCACACATTGATGTAAATTCAAACATTGTCTGTTTACATCACCTTTAGGTTCTCTGATTTCAATCCACTCATCAAAATCATCATGTTCAATGTTGAGGTTAACTGATGCTGCCCCTCTTCGTACACTACCTTGATTGGTAGCTAGAATAGTAGAATCGTAAATCTTAGCGAATGGAACAACACCATCGGATGTTCCGTTTTGTGTAATATTAGAACCTGCTGGTCGAATCATATTCAAACCAACACCTACTCCACCACCATGCTTAGCGAGTAACATCATCTCTAAATTCTTAGTACCAATATCTTGGATTGAATCAGCTACATCGATTCCGAAACAACTGATTGGTAATCCTCTATCAGTACCAGTGTTTGATAAAACAGGTGTTGCTAGGTTTAACCAACCCTTCCAAATGTAATCGAAGAACTTTGTTGCCATTTGAGGTTTACCCAATCTTCGAGCAGCTGTAGTTGCTACTCTCCAATAAGCATCTTTAGGTTTTTCACCTTCCAATAAATACCCCTTTGATATTGTCTTAACGTAGATTTCTGTGTTTGCCCAAGATGGAAAATCTACGTCTATTTCCCAATCAAATTCAGCTCCAAAGTTTTTCATTCTTTTATAAACACTCCATTTTGAGTTTTCCCTTTTCTATCTTTAATTTCATTCCATGCAGCTTCTAAGCATTCTGAAGGATGTAATCCTAACTGCATTGATAAGATAATTAATGTAACGAAAGAATCTCCGATTCCATCTACTATCTCAGCTTTATCATCTTTAAGGAGAGCTCCGGCAGTTTCACCGACTTCTTCCAAAACTTTTAACATCTGCTTGGGGGCGTTATCTTTTACTAAGATACCTTTATCATCTGCCCATCCGATTACGTTTGTAATCAATTTATCAAAATCTGTCATAACTTATTTTTTTTTATTATTATTTTACCAAATATCGTTGAAATCTTCACCTTCGTTTGCCTTAGAGTAATCTGTAGGTCTTACTGCGAAGAAATCTGTATGTGTTGTTCCACCAGTTAAATGGTAGAACCAATCTAAATTAGATGCTTTGGTATCATCAAACTTAAATGTAGGTTCGTAACCTAATTCTTTTAATTTCTCATTACCTCTTTTAGAGATAAATTCTTTTAGATTATCAGCTTTCATATTTTCCAAATCACCTTGCTCAAATATCATATCAATGAACTTATGTTCCATCTCAATCATATACTTAGCTGCTTGATGTACATCATCTTTAACTTCACTATGAAGTTCTGGATATTCATTACATATTTCTCTGAATAATTGACAACCCATTTTAGAATGAAGAGATTCATCTCTTACACTCCACTTCATTTGCTGTCCGATTCCTTTCAGAAGATTTCTCATCTGAAAAGAATACAGAACTGCAAAACTACTATATAAAGATACACCTTCTGCAAATGCTGAGAATATCGCTAATGAACGGGCTACTTCTTTTCTCGCAATAGGATTCTTCTGTAAATCCTCGTGAGTCCAATCAGCAGAGGTAGCGGTTAGGAATTCAAATTTTTCTGCAATCGCAGGTTCGTGTAGGAAAGCCTCAAAATCTTCTAAACCTAATGATTCGTTTAGATATGAGTAAGCTGTGGCGTGTATTGTTTCTTGAGAACCAAACATCATCGCCATTTGTTTGATTTCGTGTTTAGGAAACCATTTGGTTACCATTGTTGTCCAATAATCAGATACAGCACATTCAGTTTGAGCAAATCCTAAAAGGATATTTCCAACCAAATGTTTCTCTGATTTATTCAGATTTTCGTTCCAATCTTTCAAATCACCTTGCATTGGTATCTCAGTATGTAACCAAAATGCTTGTGCTTGTTTTAACCACCCTTCGGTGTAATAAATTGGATATTCAAATGGTTTGAATGGTACTCTTTCTGTAAATAACTGTGTCATATTTTTGCCTTTTATTGTTTTAATTTCGTTCTGCTGGGTTATAATATATATGGATTAAAAATCAATATCTTTATTCATTTCGTTATATTTTTGTAACAAATTCTTTCTCACTAACTCACCCCCACTATTCATATCCTTTTGGGTTTTTTTACCATCAATGGAGTCATCGTTGTAGATATCAATCCTACCTGTACTCATATTAGCTTTTGAAGGTAAAGTCATTCCATCAGGTCCAAATCTATTTTTTATTACGTGCCATCTACCTGTACCTGCTAATTTATCCTCAATCTTCCTACTAAGTGATACTACAAAATCTGCAGTCATCAGTTTTGAGAATGAACCAGCTATAGAAGTACCAGTAATAACATCTGCTTCAGCTCCACTACGATTAATCTGAGATGCTGTAAATAACGGAACTTCGTATTCACCTGCAATACCTCTCAATCCTTCAACAATCTCTTCTAATTCTTCGTGTCGTTCTTTTCTACTATTACCTTTTAACAAATCAGCGTAATCTACTATAATCAAATCAGGAGTTTTACCTTGCAATTTAAGTTTATCCAAAGATGCTCTCATAGTATTCAATCCAGCAGATTTAGTTGGCCAATGTTTCACAACAATATCACCACTTAGTTTCTCTACTTGGTTTCGTACTTCATCTAATTCAAATTTAAGTTTAGGTACGGGTATTCCAGTCAATACTGAATCGTATCTCTGTCCTACATATCCCTCATTTAATTCTAATGTATAATGAATTACAGTCTTACCAGCTTTAGCAGCTGCCATACCAACATTCACCAATGCCCAAGATTTACCAATACCCGGTGGAGCTGCAAATATTATCAATTCACCTTTACCAAAACCACCATCTACTAATTCATCTATAACAGGCCAACCACAAGGAATAACATCTCTAACAGTAGATTCGTATCTTTCAATAATGTTTTCTTTGTATTCGTGTCCAACATCAGTATCTTGTCCTGCTTTCATAGCATTATCAATCTTCGATTTAATTACATCGAATTTACCATCACTTAATAAATCTACTGATTCTAAGATAGCATTTTTGAAAGTTTGATTTTTACAGAACTCTAAAGATTGTTCTTTAACGTACTCTAAATCATCTGATTCTAAGCCATGCCAAACTTGCTTTAGGTTATCTACTATAGATTGTTTGAGAACATCTCTCTCAACCTTATCTACTTCGTTTTTAAACACATCTAATGTAGGTAGTTGTGAAAAGTTATCAAAGTGAGATAATGTTTTTGTTACTATCCACTCATTAGCATCTGAATCAAACATCTCAGGTTTAAGGATATCATACATTTGTTGTAAGAATATCCTATCTGATAATAGAGATGAGAGTATCTTTATCTGAAATGACGTACCAAATTTGTTTCCGAATTTATCCATATTGTACCAATATACGAATTTTTATTGTAACTACCAAATTATTTTCTGGTTTGTTTGGAATATTTATCCAAATCACCCCAAGTGTTTACCAACCACGTTTCTACATTCTTAAACGCAGTGTAAAGTTTATCAACCATAAACTCTTTTTTGAATCCAAAAGAATTTAATCCGTTGATTGGTGAATCAATGATATTTCGTACATTTGATGTAATCGCTGAACCCATTATTGGGTCTGATAACTGCATTAAATCGTAATTTAATTTCAAAGTATCGGTATGTTCCAATATTTTGTTTTTCAGTTTCTCATCATCCAATTGAGATACCCTTTCAAATAAGGTATCTAATGTTAATCCATCCGATTGAAGGAAATCTAATTTGTTTATTAGTGTTTTTGGTCCGATACCCCTTACGCCAGGAATATTATCGGATTTATCACCATCAAAAATTCTATAATATACTAAGTTTTTTGATGGAACTCCATATAACTCTTTTACATCCTCTTTGTGCATAAGTTTCTTCTTAGTTGGTAGATATACTGAAATTCTATCATCTACCAATTGTAAGAAATCCTTATCAGAGGAAATTATCATAACTTCTTTTTTAAATATATGTTTGGCAGCGTATGCCATAATATCATCTGCTTCAATGTAATCAATGTAACACAAATCAACAGGTAAGAACTCTAAGTATTTGATTAACGTATTAAAGTTACGTTTCATAGATTCTGCTTGGTCTTCTAAATCTTCATACCCAACCAATCTATTAACTTTAGTTAATCCTGTTCTACCTTCTTTGTATCCCTTATACATTTTCTTTCTACGTGTCGAACCACCCTTTCCATCAAAAACTACCAACACTCTAGTTGGTTTGTTCTTACGGATAAGAGCGCCGAGGGATAACAGACAACCTGTTACCCCACCGACGTGTTCTCCATCATCATTCAGAGTTGGAACTGCTCCAAAACATCTGATGAACAAATTCAATCCATCTACAATCATAACTTTATCATTAACATTCCTTTTGGGAGTTTCTGATAATTTATTAAACATTTCTTTGTAATTAGATTTCGTGTCCTTCATCTAGCTTTGTTGTATCTGTATTTGCATTCTCAGTTGCTTCTTTGTATCCTAAGATATATGCATCACAGATTTGTTTATACATTTGTTCCTTTACCTCTGGTCTTTCTTCTAAGATTTTAGTGAAGTTCTTAGCTTGGAATTTAATCTCTTCTCCAGTTGATTCATCAACCCAAGTATACCAAGCTCCACTTACGGTTACCAACTTATATGTTTTCATAGTGTTCAACCACGAACCATATCTATCGATACCTCTATCAAAGTAGATTTCAAAATCAACTGCTCTTAGTGGTGGTCCCATTCTGTTCTTAATGACTTGTACTCTAGTCTTAATACCAACAGTTTGTTCAACACCCCCAACTTTAGAATTGAGTTTACCCATTTGTTTCATTCTCAATCTACAAGATGCGTGAAAACCTAATGCTTTTCCACCTGATGTAGTGTAAGGGTCTCCAAATGATACTCCCATTCTAACTCTA